TTATCTAATGGTTTTAAAATAAGACAAGGAACAGGACTTGGTTATAACTATACTGGAGAAGAAATTTATTATATGGCCTTTGCTAAACAATCATTTTTAGGTGATGGAACAAATCCAGGAACTGCAAGATAGGGTTGTATATATGAAACAAATAATTAATAATAGAAACATACGTAAAGGAGTATTATGTCTTGGGCAATAGTAAAAAACAATCAAGTAATTGAGATGTTAAATGGTGCAAAAGCTGTAACCATAAACGGTATACAATACCCTAGTAATATTTTTAATATATGGCCAAAAGCCGACCTTAAAAATATTGGTATTTATCCAACACAGATTACAAGTACAATAGATAATAAAACTCATGTAGGAACAGGTGGTGTAACTTATACTATCAATACCGATCACGTAGCTATACACTATAATAAAAAAGCACATGTAATTGAAGATGTTAGTTCAACTGATGATGATGGGAATTCAATATTAACAAAAGGTTTAAAAACTAAACTACTCGCAGAAGTTGATGACAATGCATACAAAGTGTTAGCACCGTCAGACTGGATGACTACCCGTCAACTTGAAACTGGTGTAACTATAGCTGACAATTGGAAAACATGGCGAGCTGGTGTACGAACTCAAGCTAAAGCTATGAAGACAGCTATCAATGCTGTTACGACTATCACTGATGTTTCAGGATTATATGTAACCTATGCAACAGCTAGTGATGGAACAATGACATCGGTATCTAGTGGTCATCTGTGGCACTGGCCTAAAAATCCAGATGAGGCTTAGAGAAAGGTGGAGAAGATAAATGTCCACCGATACAATTCTATTTGATGTAAATTTCAGACCGGGGATAGACAGAGAGTCTACACAATATGCTTCCAAAGGTGGATGGTATAACGGTGATAAGGTACGATTCCGTGCGGGCAAACCAGAAAACATTCGTGGTTATGAAAAGAGAGTACAACAAGCATTCATAGGAACAGGTCGTTCGGCTCACTCATTTACAAGTAATGAAGCTTTAAAGTACCACTCGTTTGGTACACCAAGTCACTTATATGTTTATGCTGGTGGTGCTAACTTTGATATAACACCTTTACGAACCTCAGCAACATCAAGTGTCACTTATAAAACAGCAGTTTCAAGCACTCGTATACTTGTATCGTCAACAGGTCATGGAGCTAATGTTGGTGATTATTTTATTCTTGTATCATCGACAACTGTTGGTGGTAATCATAGATTCTTAAACAGTCAGTTTGAGGTTGTATCAGCTACATCTAATAATTTTACATTTAATACAACAGTAGCTTCGTCGGCAACTACAACAATAACAACACGATCTAAGTTTCAGTTCTATATACATTCAGGTGGTTCACAAAATATTCCTGAACTTGGTTGGGGTGTTGGTGTTTATAATGCGGGTGTATCAGTCGCAGGAGCTAGAACATGGAATAGTCCTGCAAGTATATCTGGTGATACACAGACACAACCATTACGACAATGGTCTTTGGATAACTTCGGTGAAGACTTATTAGCTTTACCAAAAGAAGGTAGACTATATGTCTGGGATGAATCAAGTGGAACAAGTGGTAGAGCCGTGGTCGTACCAACAGCCCCAAGTGCTTCCAACTTTATGTTTGTATCACAACAAGATAGACATGTTATTTGTTTAGGTACACACGGTGTGGCTAGTGGCTTTGATCCGATGCTTGTTCGATGGTCGGACCAAAACGATTATGCAAATTGGAATGTAAATGTCAGTAGTACATCAGGTGAAAACCAACTGGGTGATGGTAGTGAATTAGTCACAGGACTTAACACTCGTAACCAATCACTAATTTGGACAGACAATGCTGTACATGCTATGGAATTTGTTGGTCCGCCATTTATATTTAACTTCAGACAGTTGGGTTCTAACTGTGGTATAGCTGGACAACATGCAGCTATCGAACTTGATGGTCGTATATTCTGGATGGGTGCAAAAGATTTCTTTGTTTATGATGGAGCTGTTAAAAACTTACCGTGTACAGTTCGTCGATATGTGTTTGACGATTTTAACTATGATCAAAAAGAAAAAGTATATGCTGGTACAAACCAAGAGTTCAGAGAAGTGACATGGTTGTACCCAAGTAAAAATTCTACAGAGGTTGATAGATATGTAAGTTATAATCCTGTTGAAAATTATTGGACATTTGGTACAACTATATTTACAACATGGGAAGATAAAGAAGTATTTCAAAACGTGATAACAACTGGTAAAGAAGCAGATGGCGATAACTATTTATATACAAACGAACCCGAAGGTATTTATACAGCCGACGGTCAAAGACAAGAAGCTTTCCTTGAGTCATCAGAGTTTGACACATCTCCACCATCGTATGGACCAGGAGATAGTATTATGTACTTGGATAGAATCGTTCCAGACTTTACAATAAATGATGGTGGTCGTGTTACTTTAAATATGAAACTTAAAAACTTTCCCAACGGCGAGATTAGAGAAAAGGGTCCTTTTGTTGTAACACCGACAACACAATTTATACGAACACGTGCTCGTAGTCGTCAAGCTATCATTCGGATTTCGACATCTACGGGTGGAACTAACTGGCGACTAGGATCTTTTAGAATGGATGTAACACAAGATGGTAAGAGGTAACAATGGCAGATTATCCTAGATTCCCAAGAATAACACCTGACATTGGTGATTCCAGTGATACATTTACTGTTGGTGCAGCAGGTAATTATGGTATACCTGCTCCCACAAAAACTGTATCTTTTGCAAAAGCTGGTTCAATTAATAGTGGGGCACAAAATGCTCTTACACAAATGGAACAATGGGCAGACTCTTTAAATGATAAGCTATCATCAGATAGTGTACAACTTCGTAACAGTGTACAACAAGATCAGTTTGGATCTGTGACTATACGTGGTCGACTACGACTTAATAGTAACTTAACAAACCCTGATACGGCAGAAGCTACACCGTTGAAAGGGCAGATTAGATTTAATGCTAGTACCAATAAGTTTCAAGGCTATGATGGTACAGGCTGGAGGGACTTTCACTAATGTTTGGTAAATTATTTGGTAGTGTAGGTGGTTTTTTTAGAGATATAGTTGCACCAATTGGTTTAGGTTTAATTAACCCAGCGCTCGGTGCTGCTTATGCTGGTATTAAAACAGGTATTCAGACTGGAAGTCCACTAGCTGGTCTTGGTTCAGCGGGTTTAAGTTTAGGTTTGTCTAGTGCATTTAGAGGAATGACCGCAGGTCAAGAAGCATCAGCATCTATGAGTAACATTATTCAACCAGGTACAGGTCCTATAAGTTCAGGTCTTGCTGATAGTTTAGGAATTATTGATCCTTCAGTGATTTCCCAAACTGCGGCTCCAATTACAGGCGCAGCTACTGGTTCCTCAATTAGTTCAGGTCTTGCTGATAGTTTAGGAATTATTGATCCTTCAGTAATTTCCCAAACTTCACTGCCAACTATTGCTACCACACCAACAAGTTCTCCAAGTTTATTTCAGAATATTAAAAAAGGTTTAACAGGTTCTTCTTTTGCTGCTGGTCTTCAAGAGGCACCGATGGTCGGACCGAATGTTGCCGGATCGTTTGTAGATGTTCTTCCTAAAGCTGTTCAAGAAGCTTCGCCTTTAACAGTTGGTTTAGGTGGTCTTGGTTTACAAATGGCAGCAACACCCCCACCAGAACCAGCTCCGTTTGGTCCAATGCAACCTCAACGCACAACAGACTTTAGTAAGTATGGCTACAAAGGTCCACTTGGTCGTGGTGATTATACGTATGCTGACCCAGAAGATATTGCTTATGGTCGAGTCACTCCGGGTTCATATGGTTATCTCGGCGCTAAAGAAGGTGGTAAAATCAAAGCTCAAGGTGGTGGAGTTATGATGCAGTCTGGTCCATATAATCCACAAATAGAAGCACAAAAGGGTACGTTCCGTCCAACAGGTTCTATGGTCGCACCGACAGCTGGTCCCACCATATCTAAAATTGCTCAGACCCAACCAATGATGTCAGTCAGTCCACAAAAGATTGCAGGCCTAGCTCAACCTGTGGCTCCAACTGTGCCAACAACTAATATACCAATGGCTCAACCACAAGCACCAGCACCTATGCCAATGCCTCAAACACAGCCACAACAAGGTGGAATAGAACAACAAGCTCAACAACTAATATCTGATTTACCACAAAAAGATATTAATGTTAACATTGATCAGATTCGTCAGTTTATTGGATTAGCCGAGGGTGGTAAGGTACCAACAACTGAAAAAGAATTTGCCAGACTTGGTGTATATAAAAGACCAGAAGATTATAATACCAAAGAAATGGCTGAAGGTGGAGAAGTAGACTCCAACCAAACATTACAATCGAATGCATTCGTTATACCAGCAGATGTCGTGGGTCACATAGGTGACGGTTCATCTGATGCTGGTGCTCAAAGATTACAAAGTTATTTGGGTATGAACCCGCAGCAGTACCAAGCGGGTGGGATTATGGCGGGTGAACTACAAGGACCAGGTGGTGGTATGGATGATTTAATCCAGACTAGCATTGAAGGTAAACGAGCCGCAGCCGTTAGTCCACAAGAGTTTGTAGTACCACGAGATATTGTTGCAGAGTTAGGGCAAGGTAGTTATGATAAGGGATCAAATAAATTGTATGCCTTAATGAGAAATGTACGTAAAACGAAAACAGGAACAACTAAACAACCAGCTGAATTAACTAGGGGACTAGGACAGTTGATGAGAACAGCGGTTGCTTGAGGTTGAAGAGGTTAAATCTTTTGATGATATTGAAGAATTGTTTATGTTATTTCCCGTGGAGATTGAACGCATACCGTTTGACAATAAATACACACCAGAAATACTTAGACAACACATTGAAACAGGAGTGTTAGGTTTGTTAAGAATAAAACATAATGGTAGAATAATCGCAGGTTATGTAATAAAAATAAATGTTTATCCAACAGCAAAACGATTATTAGAAATATTGTTTATCTTTGGAAGAAACCTTAACTTCCGTGTGGGTAGACAAATATTTAAGAAGCTTGAAGACTTAGCTAAAGAATTAAAGTTGGATGGCATTGAATTAACTGGTCGTGTACAATGGAATAAAGTATGCGATAAGCTTGGTTTCGATAACCAACAATTTATACAGAGAACAAAATGGCTGACTTATTAAAACGATTACAAATTTCTGAACAACAATACGGTGTAGGAATGGAAGACAATCCATTTCATAATGCATCACCTGATGAGTGTATGAATGTATGCTTTGGTGGTAGTGGTGGTGGTTCACCTCCTCCCCCTCCTCCTCAAACAATGACTCAACAAACAAGTAATATACCTGAATACTTTCAACCGTATTTAGAAAGATTGTTTGATAGAGCCGAAGGTGTTACAACAGAGCCATTTCAAAGATACGAAGGACAAAGACTAGCCACAACATCACCGCAACAACAAGCGGCTTATCAAGGTGTTGAAGAAATGGTTGGTGGTTATAAACCATATATAGCTACGGCTGATTTACTTACAGCTCAAGCCGCTCAACAATCAACAGACCCTACGGCTATTACTGCACGTATGAGTCCATACCAACAATCTGTTATTGATATACAAAAAAGAGAAGCCTTACGAGATGCTAATAAACTACAACAACAAATAGGAGCATCGGCCGTTGGTGCTGGTGCCTTTGGTGGATCACGACAAGCTTTAGCTGAAACAGAATTAGGTAGACAGACTGGTCAAAGACTCGCCGACATTCAAGCCGTTGGTTCGCAACAAGCCTATCAACAAGCTATGAATCAGTTGTCTGCTGATAGAGCAGCATCACTTGCGGCTGGTCAACAGTTTGCAGGTCTTGGTGCCCAACAACAACAGTTAGGATTAGCTGGGTTAGGTGCGCTTGAAACTGTAGGTGGTACACAACAAGCTCAACAACAAAGAGCATTAGATATTGGTTATGAAGATTTTGCCAGAGAGACAACCTATCCACAACAACAAGTACAAGAGATGTCATCTGTACTTCGTGGATTTAATTTACCAGTATCGACATACACAACATCCCAAGCACAACAAGCACCACCGACATTTGGACAACAAGCGGCTGGTCTTGGTCTAGGTGCATTAGGTATCTACGGTGCGGGTAAAGGTGTGGGACTATTTGCCGAAGGTGGTGATGTCCCCGATAATCCAGGTCTCAAGAAGTTAGCATCCAAAGCTCCACAAGTTGTAGAGAAGATGGGCTTTGATCCACAAGAAGTTATTAATGCCTATGTCGGTGGTAAGATGACATACGCAGAAGGTGATTTAGTTTCTGATCCATTTACAGAAGGTGGTATGAATTATTTAATTTCTACATTTGGACCACTTGAAAAAGCGAGATACGAAGGAGCACTTAAAGAAGGACTATCAAAAGACGAAGCTATTGAGTTTGCAAAAGACGCAAGTGGTAAGGCTGATCCGTCTTATCCAGAAATGTTCTTACCATTTATAGGACCGACAGCAAGAACTTTAGGTTCAGCTAAAACTATTTATGATAAAGCTATTCAATCACCGGCAACGCAAGGAACGAGAAAAGAACCACCAAAGAAAACTATTAGTCAAAGAATATCTGAGGCTACTGGTGGTACTAAAGAAATTCAACCTAAAGCCTCTCCACAACAAAGAGCAGAAGCAGTAATACCAGCTAGAATAAGAGGGCCTAAAGATGCTGCACAGTTTGGAACTGGTCGTTTTCAACAAGCTAAAACTCTTGAAGCGCCAATAAATTTAGAGGCACAAAAGAAAACAACAATGATGGACACTGAAGAAGCAATGAAAAAATCACAGATGGATCAGAAAAATTCAACAGATAAGAACGAACCAATAATAGATCCAAATAAAATTATTGCTGGAAAAGAAGAGTCATCATTAGATATGTTAAAAAACATGTTAAAACCAAAAGAAGAAGGCATAGATATTATGGGAGCTAAAACTGGTTTACTTGACTTCATAGCTGCTGAAGATATTAGAACTGGTAAAGCAGGTGCCGAAGAAGCGGCTAAAAGAATAACTGAAAGAGGACTGGCTCAGCAAAAATTTAAAGCTGATGAACAACAAGAACAATTTAATAATGCCGTAGCTATCGCAGGTCTAGATTTAAAACAACAAGAACTCGTTGCTAATGAAGCGGCAAGTATTCGTAAGTATATATCTGACACACTCAAACTAGATGCCGATAGAACAAATAAATATATGGCAGAAATATTAGGTAATCCAATGCTTGTTGATCTCTTACAAGATCCAGAAACAAAAACAAAAATAATTCGACAAATACTTGATACTGAACAAGAATTAAAAAAAGGTATAGGAGATGAAAAAGATTCAACCGATAAAGCTAAACTAGGTACTACTGATAGTGGTGTTGCTTTTACAATAAAAGGTATCCCTAACCTCAAGAAGGAATAGTCATGCCAAGAGTAGTTGACTATGGTGGCTTTGGTAACTTAGAATTTGAAGATCACGTTACCGACGATCAGATAAAAGAATACATCGATGATAACTATAAAGAGATAGAGAATAGACTAAACGTCCCACCTCGTAAATTAAGAGGCATACCATTTTTACCTGATTCTGTAGAACGTGGTTTTCGTAGGGCACAACAAGCTTTTAATGTTGGTACACTTGAATTAGGTTTTGAAGATCCAGAGAGTGCAGCTTATGACATTCGTCAATATGAGCAACGTATAAAAGAAATACCTCTTGATGAAGATGACTTCACAACTTTACAACAAATATCCAAAGCCGAAACTACAGGCGAGGCACTCAAAGCTCTTGCTAAGAATCCATCGGTTATCTTACCAATCATTGGTGAATCTATTGGTACTTATTTACCGACCGTTGCCGTTGCGGGTGGTGTAGCTTTAGCCACAAGAGGATCGACTATACCGTTACTATCTCGTATTGTTGGTGGGTTAGCTACTGGTTCTGGTAGTGCAGCAACAGAATACGGTACATCATTTATTGAATCTGTTAGTGAGACTGGTGTTGATATCAATGATGGTATTGCTTTAGCTGCCGCCTTTAACGACCCTAAAGTTTTAGCCGAAGCCAGAGCACATGCAAAGAAACGTGCTATACCTATTGGTGCCTTTGATGCATTAGCCTTTGGTACGGCGGGTCTGTTAACAAAAGCTATTAAAGATGCTGGTCGTGCAGGACTAGGCGCACGTGTCGCAGGTGCTCTCGGCGAGACAGTTCAAGCGGGTTCACTCGGTGCTTTGGGTGAGGCTTCGGCACAGATTATGACGGATGGCTTTGTGTCTAGACCTGGTGAAGTTTTACTCGAAGGTATAGCCGAAGGTCCTATCGGTATCGTGGAGGCTGGCTTAGCGGCAAGACCCGACAAAAATTATGATGTTAAAAAGTTTAAACCAGAAGACGATGATGGTAGTCCACTTAAAACACCAGAGATAACAAAGAAAACAACACCAAAGAAAAAACCAAAAACAAAAGTAACTGAGCCAACACCAGAGAAAAAAGAAACCATTGACCAACTTGCAGACGATGAGTTTGCCGATATGGAGATTGGTGAACTTGTTGGTAAGATATATAACAACGTATCAGAAGTTGCACAGACACGGACCAAAGACGGTGTTGGTGGATCAAAAATAAAACCAAAACAAATTAGGAAAAAATTATTAAGTAAAGTTGAACAAAAGTTTTTAGAAGAGAATCCAGATGTTGAAGCAAAGATATATCAACAACTAGCCGAAAACAATGTTATTAAGCAAGAAGGTAAAGATTTTACAACATGGTCACCATACGACACAGACACCGTTAAACAAACAGAGAAAGCAAAAAAGAAAGTTAGAAAGAAAAAGGTTGAGGCTGTTAAATTATCAACACCAATGTTTGCAGCTCAGTTTGAAAAGAAAGCTCCGACTGAAGAAGAGATAATTGAATCAAGAAAACAAACTTTAGAAAATGCCTTCTTCGATAATGAAAATGTTACAAGTCCATTACAAAACGAAATTGAAAAGACAGAACTTGATGCAGTATTACAACAAAAAGAACAACAGTCAGTAGTTACCAAAGATGTTTACAATTTAAAAACAAATAAAGTATTAGGTAAGATACAACAGATACGAGCAAGTGGTACAAAGCCAATTAAGTTTGGAGCCGTCGCTATAAACAACCCATCATCGGCAAAAATATTTGAGACTGAAGCAGAAGCTACAACATATTTAAACAATCAATTACAAAACGAAAAGCAAGAGATTGCCGATAACGAAGAAACAAATGAAACACCAAGTGTTGCTCTTGATCCAGACCCAACATCAAGTATTGATACCAATGCTAAAGCTATAGACTTTAATGTGTTTCAAGACTTTATAGCTAAGAGTTATAAAAGTGGTAAGAAAACAAACAATCCTGGTGTAACTGAAAACGAACGACCTGCAAACAAAACACAAGAACAGATAGAGAAGACAGATGAAAGACTAGCCAATGAAAGTACACCAGAAGCACAAGAAGCTGACGAGATAAATGATGCGGGCGATAATGAACGTGAGAATAGTTTTACAAAAAAAGAAGAGGCAGAGAATCGAACATTATTTCAAAGGGCTTCAAACTTTTTAACTGGAGCTAAAACATCTATCGGCCGTTTGGTTGGTAATTGGTTTGCTGATTTACGTCATCTAGCTTCAAAAAATAAATCACTTGCAAAAGTTTTAAATGTGCTTGTTAAACGATCAGAATTTAGAGGCAGAATATACGAAGAATTAATGGCAATAATGAAGCCGTGGGCAAACTTAACAGACGAACAAGCTGATCGAGTAACTAAGGTTGCTATATTTGCTCGAAACGAAGCCTCTGTAAAAGGTAATCGAAGAATATTAACACCAGTAAATGGAGAGATTACTGTGACTGCTGATGAGTTTAATTTTGGCACACAAGTTGTGACTGAAGAAAACAGAATCATAGACGAAACAACAGGAGAGTTGGAAGAAATTGGGTCTCAAAGAAAGAGGTTTGGTATATCTCGTATGTTTAACGAAGAGCCACAGACAATAACTATTAGTGGTCCAGAGATTGAAGCATACAATGCTTTAACTGAAATGGGTAATTATGAAAGACAATTAATAATTGAACAAACAATAGACCAATTAAAAAGTCGTGACGTTACAAGTTCAGCAGTAACACAATACTTGAAGAATATTGACTTAACCACAAACTATGCCAGAGATCCACAAGCCTTGTTAAAACTAATAGGTCAACTAGAAACAGCAAGTAATACTAAAGGTATTGAGGAGGCAGGTTCACAGGCAATTAAAAATGCTATTAGTCGTATTGAAAAAATAGGTAAACAGATGAACACTGTTTATTTTCCAATGAGTCGATCAGGTGATAAGTATGTTGCTGTTACAAAGAATGTTTTAAAAGATGGGAAGATTAAGAAAGAAGTTTTATTTTGGAAAGCTTATGATACAAACAAAGGTATTGATGTTGGTGAAGTAAATAGGGCTAAGAGCATGGAAAAAAATCTTCTTGAAAAGTTTTCTAAAGATGCAGTTGTAAGAAACCCAGAGACTAAAGAAATATATAAAGATGAAGATGGTAAGCCTGTAAAAAAATATATACACTCTGGTGTTCAAAACAATACATATAACAATATATCTCAAAGAGTTGGTACAGATTTTATTGATAGCCTAGATGCATTTTTACAACTAGCTCCCATAGATACAGATGCAGTAGACCCAACTACAAATATATATGAAAATTTAAAAGATAAAGCTAAAGCATTAAAAGCAACAAAAGGAATACCTACATTTTTAAGAGAGTCCAGAATGGTTGCAGGTTTTGATACTAAAGATGCTCTTGATGCTATCGGTAAACACATTAATGCTTTTGCTACTTGGGATGCAGGTTTTGTTTTTGACCAAAGAATGAGCGATGCATTTCGTGATGTTAACGAAGAATCTCCTAATTCAGCAGCATCCGAATATGCAGAAAAACTAGAACAGTATTTAGAGAACGATCCACACGAGTTCCAATCATTAAGACAAATTGGTTTCTTATATTTTTTGACAGATGTCAGTGCTTCGGCTATGAATATGTTTCAAGGTATACCCGCTATGGTATACAACGGTATATATGCGGGGCAGTTTAGAGCAGCTAAAAAACAAGCATCAGTCACTAAAGAATTATTTGCCAAAGGTATTACACCAACAACAACCTCAGATAATCAGTTTGATTTAGAAAAGCTATCGAAGGCTTTTGGACCACGAATACCACTGTTTAGAGATCCTAATAATTTATTAAGTTCTGTTATAAACCCAAGTCGTGCCAACGAATATCTAGGTAAACAAACTACAGATTTTATAAAAGGAGAAAAGCTAATTAACAAGGCTGGTATACCAAGAGGTAAAGCTAAACTTGAAAAGTTTGTAAGAACACTTGGTTTAATGTTTACAACAACAGAGGTAGCAAACAGATTAGCTTCATATATCTCATCGTATGAACTAACTGCTGACCGTAACACACTTCGTAAAGCTGTTAACTATGCTTTACAAGATGAAGTATTTAAAGTTAGACTACAAGATGATTTAAAAATAGATCCAAACACAATACTACAAAACATAGACAATCTAACAACAGAGCAGAACGAGGGTGTTAGAGATTTAATTGCACGTAATGCTGTTGAAGAAACACAGTTTCTTTATGGTAAAGAAACTAAGCCAAGAATTAGTAGAGGGTGGGGAGCTTTAGCATTTCAATTTAGTGAATATCCTACTATGATGTTAGCCTTAATGAAACGATTAGCATTTGATAAAGGACCAGAGGGTAGAAAAGCTTTTGGTGTTTATATGTTAGCCCTTATGATGACATCAGGTTTGATGGGTTTACCTTTTATAGAAGACTTAACAGAATTAACTGAGGGTGTATTAAAAACTGCGGGTTACAAAAATGCAAATGCCACTAAACTATGGTATGACATCACTGGAGATATCATGCATCCAAAGTTTGCCGAAGCAATTTATAGAGGTGGCTTTAGGTTTGCAGCTGGTGTTGATATCGGTAGAAGAGTTGGTCTTGGTTCACACCCAGTCAGTGGTGGTTTAATAGATTTCTTATTTAGTGATAAAGGTTTTTCAAAAGCAAGTATACCGTTGTTTAGTGTATTAAGTAAACCATCCATTGCTTATGACTACCTACAAGTAGATGATGTTGGATTAGCCGTAGCTGAGCTAATGCCTAAACCGTTCGCAAATGTAATGAAAGCAACATACTTAAAGTCTGATGGATATAAAACAAGATTTGGTGATAAGGTTGTTGTACCTAATGATGTGTCTTCTTTCGATGCAATCATGCAAGGTTTAGGATTTACACCAGCAGACATTGCTAGAGAACGAGAAGCTATGTATTTAACAAAGACAGAACGAAATGCTTCGGCTTATATTAGTAGAAGATTTTATAGAAGATACCAAAAATACCAAGGTCAATTACACAGAGCCATACAAGCCAAGGATAAACAAGCTATTCGAAGTTCACGAGACGATATAAGAGAAATGTTCGAAGACATTGCCGAACATAATAAGAAGATGATTAGTGATGGTAAAATTAATATGATTGTTAATCTACGTGCCGACACAGTAGCTGATAATTTTTATAACGAGATAGGTGGTTTTAAAGCAACAAAATCTAAACTCTCATCTGACGATCTTTTTGCAGCCGATAAGCTTCTTAAAAAACTACCACGAGGTATTGACTAACTGTGACTAAGGTATATATTTAACTTTATGAAAGATGTCCACGTGGCGATCGGTTGGGACTCAAGAGAAATAGAAGCATACCAAGTGTGTGAACACTCGCTTGTTAGACGATCGTCAATCCCAGTAGCCGTTACCCCCTTAATGCATAATGCTTTACGTAGCTTTCGTTTGTTTGATAGAGAGTGGCGCATAGATAAGAACGGTCAGCATTGGGATGTGTTGGACAATGCCCCTTTCTCTACTGAGTTTAGCCATACTCGGTTTCTTATACCAGAGTTGGCAAGACGCAACAAAGTAAAGGGATGGGTAATCTTTTGTGACTGTGATTTCTTATGGCTTGATGACATAAAAAATTTACTTGATGAACTTGATGATGACTATCCTGTTATGACAGTTAAATTTAATTATGAGCCTGAAGGTGGTATGAAGATGGACAATAAGATACAAACAAAATATAATTGTAAACTATGGTCTTCTCTCATGGCATTTAATATGAATCATAAAGCTAATAAAAAGTTGACATGTTATGCTGTTAACGAAATGAAAGGTCTTGATCTCCATCAATTTGCATGGCTATCGAGAGGACCTAATAGTGTAGGAGAAATAAACCCAAAATGGAATTATGTTCCAGGTATTATGGAGGAGAATACTCCATTAACCCCATCGGCTGTCCACTTTTCTTTAGGTGGTCCGTGGATGAATGGTTATAACGATTGTGATTTTTCAGACAAATGGTTTGCCGAAAAAGCTCACATGGATTATCAACATGGATCAACATTGAAGGATATGAAATGCCTACATTTTCACTTGTAACGTCGTTTCGCGGCGATCACTGGAATCTTTATGCCAAAGATTGCATAGAGAGTTTTATTAAACACTGGCCTAAAGATACTAAACTTTATGCTTACTATAACGACTGGCCTGAAAGAGGTTTACAATCATACGATAAAGATAGGGTTGAGTTTATTGATCTGATGTCTGTGTCCACCGAACTGTGTGAGTTCTTTAAAAAATTTAAAGATCCAAAAGATGCTCCAAACTGGAGAACCGATGTTAAACGATGGGCATATAAAGTATACACTGAGTATGAGTTCTTTGTAAAGAATCCACCCAAGTGTGATGTGGGTATATGGATTGATGCCGACACTGTTACTTATAAAGATATACCGAAAGCAAAGCTTGAAGAGTGGATTCCTAAAGACAAAGACATATCCGTTCTCGGTCGTGAAGCTGTAAACTATATTGAAGCAGGTTTTGTGGCTATGCAAATGACTGACTTAAACAAAGCATTGTTTGCAGATTTGTTTGGAGTATGGGACTCTGGTGAAATATATAACTACAAAGAATGGCACGATGCTTTTGTGTTTACTAGAATTATGAATCTACACCAAGCGCATGGTTTACAGGTACATAACCTATCACCATACTGTGCTGACCTTAATGCTTTTGAAGCCTCACCTTTAGTTAGATATATGTATCACAACAAGGGCATGTTAAAATTTAAACAAGATCAAGCTAGTCAAGAAGCACCAAATACTAAAGTTCAATATCAACAACCGAAGAGCACAAAGAAACCTATTGTTGTAACTCCTCAAGATTGTATGCCAATAGAAGATATCCGTATGAATATTCTTACGAATACTAAACGTATGCCTTTGTCTATAACGAAACGATGTCAGTGGAATAACGAAGAGGTAGCCATTGTGTCTGCTGGTCCGTCACTTAAAAGAAGTTTTAAAGAACTACAACAATTACAAAACAGAGGGGTAAGAATTGTGTGTGTTAAACATAGTCACAATACTCTTCTTGAAAATAACATTCAACCTTGGGCATGTACAATACTTGATCCAAGACCTTTCAATGAAAAATCTACACACGGATTTGTACGTAAAGAACTACTAGCTAATCCTCATCCACGAGTTATGTATTGGGTAGCAACTATGTCTAACCCTGATGTAGTTACACATTTACTTGACAAGAAAGCAAAGGTAGTGGCTTGGGATGCTTATTGTAATGCAATAGAGGGATGGGACTTTTTTAAAAATAGACTACTTATTACAGGTGGTACATGTGCTGGTATGAGATCAATAGGTTTATTACACACTCTTGGTTTTAGAACTATGCACCTATATGGTTTTGATTCTTGTATAGATGGTGAGCCAAAAAATAAAGATGAGTTAGCTGAAGACGGTCGCAAGAAATGGTTGAAGGTATCGGTAGGTGAAGATAATAAAACATACTGGACAACGGGTGAGCTATTAGCCCAAGCTCAAGACTTTGAAAAACTAATGCAAAGAGAAGAGATAGATTTAGATATACACGTACATGGTGATGGATTGGTCAAGGCACTATGGGACGACGGACTAAAAGATAAGATAGAGAAAACAACATACAAGGAGATCTTCGATGACATCCCGTAAAGTAGTAGGAGTGTTTTTAAACTCTGCAACACATCAACCACATATTAACACATTAACAGCTATGACTCATGGGATTAGAGAAACAACAGATAGTCTTGTGTTCTTATCTAACTCAACTAAATATATGGATTGTGATACAGCTATAATCTTTGGGTCTTGGAAAGACAGGCATACTCAACACCACTTATTAAAAAAAGATATTGTAACAAAACATAAAGGTGATTTGCTTGTAGTAGAAACTCCCCTTCTTGGTAGAACTATAACCGAGGATCATAGGTATTACCGTGTTGGTAAAGGACACTATATGGATACACTTGGTTACTTTAATAATAAAAAGTCTGATAAAGATAGATGGGGTATCATACGAACTGACCTTGGTCTTGAGATAAAAGACTGGAGAAAAGATGGTAAACATATAATGTTTCTTATGCAGCTGCCCGGAGATGCAGCGACGGCTAACGTAGATATACTACAATGGTTACAAGACGAAATAATTAAATGCAGAAAATTATCAAAGAGACCTATTAGAATTCGTATGCATCCGTTAATATCATCTTATGACCTATCTAAATTTGAAGAGTTTGTGGAGAAACAAGAAGATGTCAAGATGGTGTTCGGACATAAAGATCCGATTGCTATGGATTTGGAAGACTGTTGGGCAACAGTATCGTTTACAAGTGGGGGGTCGGTGGATAGTCTCCTTGCTGGTGTCCCTGTTATTACACCTAGTAATCTTAACTTTGCTTATCCAATATCATCCCATTCCATAGAGGATATTGAGAATCCAAAGATGGTGGATAGACAACAACTGTTCAATGATTTGGCTTACACACAATGGACAATGACTGAGATGGCACATGGGTTACCATACAAACATTTATTAAATGACTGATAAAGAAGATAAAGATAAGGATGTTGTTGTAAATCTTTTTAAAGATACAAACGAACACATAATGACAACCTCGGCTGTTGGTAGTTTACCAAAAGAACATTTCAATAAGTTAGTTTTAAATCAATTAGATATTATTAAAGAAGATGCTAACAAAGAAAACGCAACAGGTGTGATTACTGTTTTGTTTGATGACAAAGGTCCACTAGTTGATTACTTTGCTGGCAGTATAAATTTACATATGGCTTACGTTTTGATGGACCAGTTAAAGAATGTTATACTAGAGAAACTTGAAGAAGGAGTTAAAGAATAATGTTAACAGCACTTATTGGTCCAGTCACAGGACTACTAGATAAATTTATAGAAGATAAAGATCAGAAAAATAGACTAGCTCACGACATTGCTACGATGTCAGAGAAACATGCAAATGCTCTAGCAAAAGAGCAAGCCAAAGCAAACACTGAAGCAGCTAAACATCCAAGTATGTTTGTCGCTGGTGCACGTCCAGCTATCATGTGGGTGTGTGCTATTGGTTTGTTTGTAAACTTTTTTATATTACCACTTATGACTTGGTTCACAGCCTTGTTTGCACCAGAAATAAACATGCCCAACTTTGTAGATACTGGTGAGCTTATCTCTTTAACCATCGCATTACTCGGAATGGGTGGACTCCGTAGTTGGGAAAAGACAAAAGGTGTTGCAAGAGAGAACATGAAGAAGTAATATATAAAGATCAGTGGACTGCGGTCACTTAATGGCAACCAGCACTGTTTGTTAACCTATAAACAAATGGAGTTGATATGTGGTCTAAACCAATTATCACAGAAATAGCAGTCGGTCTTGAGATCAATAGCTATGCATGTGCAGAAAAATAATATAGTAGTGGGAGTCATAGCGCTCCCCTTACTTCTTTCATTCTGCGACTCAGTTGTAGCTACCAACGGTAGACTTTACGATAAACGAAACCAATATCACGTAACTTGTAGACTAACCAAGGAAAAGATAGTTGAACCTTTTTTTGGTGAAGACTCTGTCAAATGCTTTTATACATGCACGGATAAAGATACTATGGTTGTAACAACACACAGTGATTTTGCATGTCAGAAACAGATCAAAACTCCGAGAGGAGACCAAAGGGATTGGCGGGACAGATTAAAGTATTAACACTACAAGACTGTAGTGGTGAAAGATTTCCGAGAAACAAGAGTAAAATATTAGGTTATAGAAATCCAGTTAAGTACTATGGTAAGAGAAGTTAAATCTCTAGGAGCTTACAGTTTCCAGTCCCACTCCTAGAGATTCTTTTGACGACGTTGTTTCAATTAAAATTATATATTATTTGGTAGCTTGGTCAAGTAAATTACGAGCTATATCTGATGATGACATAGTTTTCTTACCACCAATATTAAACAGCATAGGTATATTATTTTTTAAACAGTATTCCATTTCTGGTGTAGAAGTTGGAACTCTATCACCGCCATTAGCAAAAGCAAAATGTCGGCCTATGTCTTTTAAATTATTAACAACAGTATCATCATTATCTTTTGCTTTAATAACTTTATAAATAAATTGTGTTGAACTAACAATCTCACTTCGTTCTTTATACGGTAACATTACAAATCCTTTTTTTCTTTGTAACCATTCATCCGTATTTACTATGGCCCACACTTCTCCAAACAAATGTGCTTGGCGAAACATACTTATGTGTCCAGAATGTAGAGGGTCAAAGCCCCCACTCACTACTATAATCATGACTTATCCTTATTATATCGTTTTCATCTAGTTTCTCACCCTCCCAAACCTCAAAAACCCGTACATGGCCATTAGAAGCTCGTAGACAATGAAGAGTATTTTTTGGGATATAAACTCTATGACCGGGTAGAAATGTCCACCAGTGGTCGTCTATGAGCGCCGTTGCTTCACCACTTTGTATTTTCCAGTGCTCATCTCTATGTTTATGATATTGAATAGACATTCCTCGACCTGGATACACATGTAATATTTTTATAACTCTAGTTGGGGTTTGTTTTAATACTCTGTAATGTCCCCAAGGTCGTGTAACAATATTCATTATGTGATAGACAGCATAAAAATTAATATAAATTGTATAGCTAATACATACAATAAAAATTTAAGAAGTGTCCACAAAAATTTATCCATTATCTAAACGGTGGGCCCATAAACCAACACACTAAACTGTGTCGTGTTCCTTCTGTTACTGCTTTAATTCTATGAAGATAGAATGATGGAAATATAATCATGTCACCTTTGTTTCTGAATCCTTCAATTGGTTCAATCTTACCATCCATATTTTTAATTTGTAATATACCACCCTTATAATCTTCAAAGTTAGATAGTTGTACAACCATAGATAACTTTCTTATTAATCCAGGATAAGGTCCATCAGATTCTGGTGGATAGATATCTCGGTGCCATTGATAGTGTTGTCCTTTTTTATACTCTGTAAATTGTGGGCACTGTAAGTTAGTTACATTGAAACCATAGTCTTGTTTATTTATTTCTGATGCAACTTCACATAACTTAGGAACGATCCAATGATCGAGAGGGAACCATCTTAACTTTGAGTTCCTATCTTTTTTTAAGTCGGCTGCTTTTTTCCACATGACACCGGCTAGCTGCTCAGAATAGCTAGGCGATTCTTTAATTATTTCATCGCATAACTTTTCTGGAACAGCTTTGGGTATGGTCACAAATGTTTTATACATCTACGACCTCACATGAACCAGCACTACAAGCAAGAGTTTGGGAGGACTTTGTGTTATCATCTTGTTCATATAGTGCTAAATCATTCCAGTTAATTTTGTTTGGTTGATTCTTTTTTAACTTGTTGTATCCGTCTTTATCAATGTCTTCGTATGGTGCTTGTTGATATACGTGTCCAAAGTTTGGTAGAAAAGATACACCACTTAGATCATCGAAGTTTCTCCAACACCAATCAGCTACACCTAACCACTCATCTTCATTAACGGATATAGTTATACTTGGTTTATGCTCACACCAATACTTGGTATATACTAGCCAATGATTTAATTGTTCAAGTGCCGATCTTTTATTACGAGTTATACAACCATTCGGTGCTTTCTCAACAAAAGAAAAGACAGCAGTTGCATCTGGTTTCATAACACAGTCTTCAGTCGGTATGTTTTGTGATTGTAAAAACTTTGTCAATGGATCTTTCTTATCACCTCTCACTCTTCTAATGTAATGTTCGTTATGTCGAGCATGTATACCAGATGCGGCATTCACTAATTGTGATACAGTTCCTGATGGTTTAACACATGTGATAGCCGTTGCTTGGTTTATTCCAAATCTTTTTGCCCATAGTTTATTTACATCCACAGCTTTTTGTTTCAATCTTTTTAATAAGTCTGGCAATATAGCTTCGTTAAACACATCCCCAGATAATATTTTATGATCCATAATACCAGTTAAAGATACACCAAGCAGTCTTTCTTTTTCTGTTGCATCTTTCCATTGTCTACGTAAGTATTTAAAATTAGTTAGTGTGGCCTGCATCGTGCCAAGAATGGTTGCTGCTTCTACCTTATCAAGTAACTCTTCTTCCTTATCATCTTCACGAACAACGACTTCAGATAAGTTACAGAATTGAAAAGGTTGTAAAATTATTTCCGAACATGGGTTGGTTCCAAATTCAAAATTAATATCTCTTCTTTTGTTTTGTGCTGCTACTTTTTTTGAGGCTTCTCTATTAAAGATACCACGTTCACCACTACCAGATTTGTACAGAGCTAACCACTCCTCCATAAAGGTACCGATGTTATCTGGCTTTGTTTCATACACGGCTGAATTATTTGATAAAGCTCTTTGTGATTCAACTCTATACCACTCACCAGACTTAGCATCTCTCATATCCCTATCATTAAGATCAGATAAACTAATCATAGCTGATCGTCTAACACCACCAACTACAACAATCTCACCTACTTTACAGACAAGATCGTGACACTCAAGAGGAGTTAGTCTTCTACCCTTCGCTTTAATAAAGGTTTCTTTTGCAAAGTTGAAGAGATCCACGAGTGGTGTAGGACCCGAAGCTCTTCCACCGAAAGTGTGAAGTCGTGACCCTGCAGGTCGCACGTTAGAAATATCCCACCTGGGGATTTGCCCGGCATACAATAATGTAATGACCTCCCGAAATGCTTTTGCCCAACCAAGTTTAGAATCCCTGACCACGACCACAGATTCTGTATCATGGAAATCATCAGCCACACTAGGCAGAAGTTCTGTATATTTTTTTTCAACACTAAAACCAACTCCTGTTCCACACATAAGTACATACAGTATTTCATCAAAAGCTTTTGGATGATCTACAGGTACATAAGAACAATTATATCCTGCTATATTTTCTCTTTCCAAGGCAGGTCCAGCAGTCATCAATGCTCTCATCGATGGCATAACATCTAAGTTTAAAACTTTATTTTCAAGATACTCTCTTGTCTTCTTATCTATTTTGTATTGACAATTCTTTTCTATTTGTTTCTCAAAGAAATTAAAGTAGCGAGCAACAGTTTCGTGCCAGTCCTCTCTTCTTGTATGTTCTGGTAGCCATCTAGCATATCTAGACTTGTGTATAAATTGTTGATAAACAGTTGGTAAAGTCGTCATTGTCTCCCTTTCATTTTAATTATATTTCTAATATGTGTTAATGTCATTACCACATTCAGCATCATCATAAAGTATAAACCCTCTTGTATTGTCCATGTCCACCAAAAAAATTGTGAACAAATTCCAAACAAGGGTGCTTTCAGTGATCCGTTACCATACAAATAAACTGATACACATGCGGTCAGTGAACAAATTATTTCAAGTATCGGAACCTCAGATACTATCATTCTTTTTCTAGCAATTCAATATATCTATTTAAATACCACTGAGCTTTTTGTAAATCTTCTAATCGTTTACCTTTGTAATTACATCTCCACGTATATTTCATAACCTGTCCACGTAGATATCCACGGTATTCTTCAGGTGTAAGTGCAGCTTCGATGGCTTCAATACACTCGATACCTTTACTATTATATTTGTAGTGGGGTGGGTTGTTTACGAAATCATCTGTCATTTTGTCTCCTCTTTGTGGGTCATGTTTAATAAAACATTTAATCTTTTTCTTTGAAAGTTTGTGTTGGCAGGCTCATCAATAAGTTTCCTAGCGAAAGAACGAACTTGCTGATAATTAAGGCCAGCAAGATCACACACATCAACAAACCAAGTAGCAGTAACACCGACACTTTTACTAAACCATCGAACAGCATCCTCCCTAACTTGCACAGACTCCTTAGAAACATTTTCGTTTTCATTACTAGCATCCAGTAAAGCTTGGTAGATAACGGCTCTGAACATTGCTCTTTCATTCTCTCCCTCTCTACTTCCCTCGGTAATCGTATCTAGTGTAGGGTCTAAAGCAATCCGGGTTTGGTTTAGATTTAACGAATATATCTGTTGTGTTGATTTCTTTTGGTCTTTCATCTATCCATTCCACTGGCACAAATCTTTCTGCCCATATAAAATTATTATTACTAAGCCAATCACCATAGGTTGTTTTACTAGTTTTGTAAAGTTTATTCCTAGAATTTTGTAACACAAATCTAATGTCTAAGTCTGGTCTCTGTTGTTTTATGTATAAATGTTTGGCTCTATCTTCTTTTGTTAACTGTCCTTTGAGTTCTATTATAATACCATTTGATAATATAATGTCTGGAGTGTATGTCCTTCTAATCTCTGGAACAACATAAGGTATTACTAAAGTCTCATACTCAAACTTAACTTTGTCTTCATCTAGTTTAGCACAGACGGTGGCTTCAAAGATAGATCTATAAAATCCTTTTTCTTTTCTAAGAACACTCACGGAATATCCTCTGAAACATTTGGTTCACTAACCACTTTGGTTAACCATCGTGGTCCTTTACTGTAAATAAACTTACGTAAGCCTTGGCCATCATTTGCATCAGACCAACAGTCAACTTTGTATGCGCAATAAGAACAACCGATACTTAATTTCATATTACCAGAGACTCCGTCTGGTTCTTCATCATAACATTTTGGTGGTGGTTTGTTCTTATCTTTTAGCGCAACTCTTAAATGTTTAATTCTTTCTCGTGCATTCGGTACATCAGATTTATTTGGACGGCACAATGCTAGTGCTCCACTCTGTTTATCAATAGCAAGAAAAGCTACCTTGTCATTATTGTTTGCCTCTGAATATGCTGCAATCTGGTGGAGATACCCAAAGGCATCTGTCTCTGGAGTAATATCATTGTCTCTAAATTTTCTAAAACCGAACTGTGATGCCGACTTAACGTCAACAACAACTCCATCTATCACGGCATCTTGGTGTCCAGTTACACCCTCAAGCTTTAAAGTTCTCTGTTCATCGGTGACAGTATGGCCTGCCGTTTTAGATAGTAATAATAATAATGCTTCTAACATATGCCCATATAAAAACTTAATTCGTACATGAGACGGCATATGTTCTCTTAGTTCTGGTTTGTATAGCTCATACCATAATTGACGATCTGGTTTGCCGAGGCTCGACATACGAATACCTCGGCTACCAGATTGTTTTTCTGTTAAGTAAGTAAGAACAGCATCTTTCATACTTTGTGCAAAGTTATTTAAATCATGTGGTGTTGGTTTTCTATCGTTACCTTCATCAAACAATTTGTAAATATCTTTTACAAGAGTATCTATGCTTTTCTTATCAGACATTAGAACGGAAGCTTATCGTCTTCCAATCCGTCTTTATTAGATGCGCCGTTCGTTGTGGCCTGGTATCCAGACTCTTCACCGAACTCATCTAAATTTTCAGAGGGACTGTACTCAACTAGTTTCGTTACTTGCACAGCTTTTAAAGACGACCCAACACCTTGATTACCGCCGACGTTGTAATCGTATGTGTCAAAAGCTACATTAACTTGTGAGCCATTGCCGATCAAAACATCAGAACTAATAGGTGTTTTCTTAGAATCTACAACACGAGGTGCAGAGTTCTTTGTACCATCTTTACGAGTGTACTTTCTTTTAACAGTAACGAAATCGTTTCTCTCGTCACCCTTGTTTTTAATACGAGGACCAAGACCCAAGTCTTGTAGTTGTTTCTTAGTCTTTGTATCTACGGTTACGTCAATAGAAAAGATACCTTGTTCATTGTATTGATCGTAATGTGGTTGGTGGACTTTCGCCCAGTATGCGGTTCCAGATATTACTGGCATAGTTTTCTCCTTATATAAAAGTTTGTAAAAGTTAGTGTCTCCGAAGAAACACTTGAACAGTATATCATACTGTCAGTGGTGTCAACAGTCAATGAGTTTCTTTCCAAGTCGTGCCGATTGAATACTCACTATCTAGTGGACATCGTAAGTCAAATTGTTTTTCTACACGTTTCATTGCCTCCTTTGTTATGTTACCAAAATCTACAGCTTGTTCCTTACGGACTTCAAACTGCACCTCATCATGGACGTTAGCCACTGGCTTAGCATCCACGTTCTGCTTGTCGACCTCATCAATTATATTAAGTAACCATTGCTTACATATAATTGCACCCGCTCCTTGAATAAGTGTATTCAAACTGGAGTGGATAGATCGTGCAAGTAGAATTCTTTTATCAAGCGCAACCAATTGGTACTCACCATACTTGCGCTTTCGTTGTTGTAATAAATTAATTAGATTGTTTGTCAGTGTCTTCATACCTTTAACTTTATTTATAAATCGTTTGCGACTAGCGAGTCCGGCCTCTGTATTGCCACCGACTATCTGACCAAGCTTGGCATCTCCAGCTCCATAGATAAATGCATACACCCAAGTCTTCGCTGTTGGTCTATCCTTTAACCCTATGATGTTTTGGTTGTATGTATGTATGTCTCCGTCAACAACTTGCTCTGTAAACTTAGGGTTCTGTAGATAGTGAGCAAAGCAACGTAACTCTAAACCACTAGCATCAGAACCAACTAAACAATATTTGTCTGGATTCTCTATGGTCCATAGTGACCGGCACTCTTTTCCATAGGGAGAATAACTTGCCGGTACTTGCGCCATATTAGGACCGTAGTGACTCATACGAGAGGTGACACAACCAAGGGTAATAACTCTTCCGTGTACTCGATTGTCATCCTTAACATTCTTTAACCACGATTGTATTTGTGATACACGTTTCTCGTACAACAAATACTCTGCAATCATTTTAGCTTCTGGATACTCTAACTCTTTTAAAACTTTCTCATCAATAACTGGCAAACCAGTTGGTGTAGTTTTGGTTGGCACCCAGTTATATTTCTTTTGTAATCGTTCAGCGATTTGTTTACGAGAACTAGGGTTGAACTCATCGACGTGATCTTTTAATGGTTTACCTGTAGTCTTATGAAATCGTGGTGTATATATCGTTGGAAATATAGTTTGCAGATCTCTGTTTAAATCTTCTGACTTTGTCTTCAACTCTTCTAACAAATCGTGGGCCTTGTTTACATTCAAATAGAATCCATTCTTCTCTTGTTGATCTATGATCCTTCTAATCCTATGCTCCATACGTACACTCTCTACACTAAACCTAGTTATCTTTGGTGCTAGGTGTTGCATTAATTTACGAGTGACATTCACATCTTGTTGACAATACTTCAACATCTCTTCTGAGTATTCATCGAAGTCTTTAAACTCTAGCTTACCACCTCGTGTTAATTTCTTACCCCAAGATTTTAAACTGTGACCACCATCTATATGTGCATTGATCATCTGCGATATGATCAGTGTATCAATAATATTTTCCAGAGGTATTGTGATACCTAGTAATCGCTCTAACACTGGACCATCAAAGCTTATACCATTATGCATAATGTACTTACGTTCGTGGTTGTGAAACTCTTTGAACTCTTCACATCCTTGTTCTTGTATAAAGTCTTTCTGTTCTCCAGTTGCATAATCTTGAACACATATACAATGTATCTTAGTAGCATCAAGGCTATCTGTTTCTATGTCTAAAACTATTGTGTCAAACTTTGAATCCATCGTTCACCTCCTTGAAGTCATCACTGTCTTTTGATTTTGGATTAGATATTTCAGTCAAGCGACCACTATCCTTATGCCATTGTAACCAACAACACGGACCAGTCTCTCCACTAAATCTGTTCTTTAATATACGAACCGTAGTTTGGTTTCTTTTCTCCATATCTTCTGCTTGTCCGTTTCTTTCTAACGAGAAACAAAAGTCAGAGAGCTGCGCAATACCGTGGGAACCTCTGAGTTGTGATAGACTAACTATCGCACCTTCTTCGTGTCCACTGTCTGAGCTGGCTCGTCTACTTAAATGAGACACCAACATCAGATGTATGTTCTGTTCTTGGACTAGAGTTCTAAGCCTTGTCATTATACTATCGATTGCTCTTCTCTCATTGTCCCCGGTCATAGCCGACACGATCATAGTCAAGTGATCAAGTATAATAAACTTACAATCTAATCCACTAGCTAGGTACTGTACTTTAGATATGATGTTATCTATGTCAGTAGAACCAAAGTGATCCCACATTCTTATCTTGTTTGTACCGAGGGTAGCCTCCCAAGCTGTACGTTTCTCTTCCATAGTTGATTCACAAAATGGTAGGTGTAATGGTTTGTTTGCATGCACAGACATAATACCTTTGGTTGTTCGTTCAATAGATTCCTCTAAGAATAAACAACCAACTGAATGACTACTGTTCTTTATTATGTGGTAAGCTAGTTCTCTCATTACACTAGACTTACCTATGCCTGACCCCGCAGTATAGGTGCATAACTCACCGAGTCTCATACCATAAGTCATACTATTCATACCCTCCCACGGATAAGGTATTGATTCTATTACCTTTTCATTAGCAATAAGATCCCAAGTATTCTCACCAAGTATGATACCCTCTGGTGTATATGTTTGTGCCGACCAAAATCTATCCGTAAAATCTTTTTGTTTATTCTGTATTAAATAATCATTAGGATCTTTTAAACCCAAATTAATAATGTGTACTTTCTTTGGGGGAAATAGTTCGGCGACTCTTCTGCTTGCCTCACGACCAGGCTCATCGTTATCAAAGCATAAGTATATCTTTTCAAAACTATTAATAAATTCATACTGTTTCTTACAATCAGTGAAAGCTCCAGCGGCACCAGTTCTAACACTAACAACTGGATAGGATTTAGGCAGCATCATTTCATAGATTGACAAAGCATCTATCTCACCTTCACAGATAGTTATAATTTTAGCATTGTTAGAACTAAATAGTTGTTGACCAAACAATAAAGCTTTACCGGTCTTACCCTCTACACTGAATGATTTATCGGCTACTCTTCTGAGCTTAGTTGCAACGTGGTTACCCTCACTGTCATAATATGGGTAGTGGTGTTTGTATACTTCTGGTTTATCACTATTAGTTGTGGTCACACCAAAGAACTCACAAGTCTCACGACTTATCTTTCTTTCAGTTATAGGTTTACTAATACCCAGTGGTATAATTTGTGGCGCCGAGCCTTGAATTTTTGTGTCATCTCCGAGCAGTTCCTCAAGTCGGGTCTTGTCCTTGGGAGGTTCAGTGTAGGTTCGGCACGAGAAACAGAAGCGAGAGCCGTCCGCATATAAAGCATTGGCATCGGATGATCCACACTGTTCACAACTGGTGTGTCGTATAAACCTCTTTGGGTCATTGTTTATTGTCATAGTCGTCTCCTTATAATTTTGCGGGTCTTGCCCTATAAATACATCCTCTAATTATTTTTGTCAAGGGGTTGCCAGATTTC